TGATGTAGATTCAGATCCAGATTGATATGTAGTTGTAGCAGTTGATGTATATCCACCTTCAATTGCTGTATTAGATCCAGATGTGTTTGTTTGTGTAGATCCTGCACGTGCTGGTCCTGCACAAAAAGCTAAAAGACACATTAAAATAATTAACACACCTGTAAAATAGTAGTTCATCGATTTCTCCATAATTATTGACAGCTTTCACATTCCTCCGTGTCATCTATTACTAAGCCGCCATTATTATTTTCATAAGTTAAGTCTTCAGCTTTATTTTTACATTCACAATTTTCACACACACAAGTTCCATATTCATCTGCATGAAGATCTCCACTGCAATGACAATCATGATTACATTTTGAACATTTATTCATTTTTTTCCTCAATATCATAGAAGTACTTATCAGTATCTTCTGTTTTCCATTTACGAGTGTTTTCTACATTCCACTCACTTGTTTGCACTTTCCAATCAGGCACTTCATCTTTCATAGTAAAAGATGAGATACTCCATATTAATCTATTGTTTGGTTGTGCTGCATAATTTCCATTCTCTAGAGCGAGAATGTGAGCGCACTTATGTTCGTGCGGTATTTCTGAATGATCAGAATCTAGTATATTAGCATCTGGGTGAGCCCAGTCAACTGTGAATAAGTAGGATCCGTGATGCCACTTTTTATCTTTACCCCAATATTTTCCTGAGGTTCCCTCTAAGAGATCGTAAGTAGTGACAGCAGGATAATAACTAAAACAATTCCATAACTCCAGCTCGTCAAGCCTACATTTAGGTACTTCTTCTGGTTTAAAACCTCTTTGAATGAACGCAGATATGGGCAAACGATAGAATACAGCACCATTTTCCATAATACAATGAAAGAGGATAGGACGCCCTGTAATCGATGTAATGCCAAAAATAATGCAGTCTTCCACTTCTCCATGGTGCTTTTTAAGATCATAAAGATATTCTCTTCTGATCTGTGCGTAAGTCACAGGAATGTTTGCATTCAAATAGGCCATGTATCATATGTATTAGATAGCTAATATTAAGATAATGACTATAGCAACAGCTACACCGATTTGTACTTTTTTATCAGATTTAACTATTGCAATTATATTGTTAACTATTTCCATAGTTCCCTCCATTTTATTTTATTATACCCCAATTAAGACCAGATTCATAGTCTACTTTATTAGGAATTTCAAGAGAAACAGCGTCTTCCATAATGTTTTTTATTTTTTCTGCATGTTCTTTTGATTTGACGGATATGTCTAATTCATCATGAATTTGTATATGTGGAATAATTCCTTCTTTATACAATTCAATCATTGCTTTCTTTGTCATGTCAGCAGCTGACCCTTGTATAAGTTTATTTAATGCTTTGTAAGTATAAGCTCGTTTAATCCCTGGTCCGTGTTCCTTGATTGCATCTTCATGTGGTAATGCTTTATGAATACCAAATTGATTTGGTTCCCATAAATGAAACCTACACAATCGACCAAGAAGAGTTCTAATACGTCCACGATCCTGAGCACGTTGCATAACATTGTCCATCAGTTGTTTTACAAATGGAACTTTATTATGGTACTGTCTAAATAAATTATCAGCTTTTTCTTTTGATACACCTAACTCTGCTTGTAATTTATTTTTACCCATACCATAGAACAGACCAAGATTTATTGTCTTGGCCTGCGATCTAGGTATCTCTGCCATGTCAGCTACTATACTATGAAAATCAGCATCGCCTTCACGATACGCATCCAATACTTCGCCCGCTCCATAGAGATTTTGTAAAGAAGCATAATGCACTACCAACCTAGGTTCTTGCTGAGAATAGTCAAAACAACCCCATGTATGGCCCTCCTCAGGTATAAATAACGACCTTATCTTAGGTCCAAGTTCTTTATCTCTAGCTGGTATTTGCTGTAAATTTGGATTTGAATAACTAAATCTTCCAGTTACTGTTCCTCCATTATCTCCTCTTAATTGATTAATTTCTGCATGTATTCTACCCTTGTAAGAATGTTTCAATATGGTATCAATAAATGTGGTATGAGCCTTATTTATTTCACGGGCTCGGGCTATTCGTTTCACTAGTGGGTGGGGGTGATTCTGTAAAAAGTTTTTTGTAAATGATGGAGAATTTGTTTTTTCGGTTCGGTCAAATGGTAGGCGAAGTTTTTCAAAAACTTGCGCTATCGACCTCGCTGCCCATATTTGGGTATCTACTCCAGTTTGTTTTTTTACTTCTAATAACAATTCTTTTTCTTGTGATGATAATGTTTCTTTTAATTGATGAGCTGCTTCAACATCTACTCGTACTCCTAAAAAACGCATATCGACTAGGCAAGGAAAAAGTTCAGTCTCTAATTCAAAAATAGCGTTTAAATCTTGGTGTAAAATTTCTTTTTTAAGTTCTTGCCAAAGCTCTAATGTAAGTTCAGCATCCTTTTCTGCATATGCGCCAACATAAATGGCAGGTAGTTTATACATTTCTGCCTTGGGGTCAACCCCCCAACTCTTTGCAGCTTCATATAAAGCTGTTTCATTTTTTGTTTTTCCAGTGTATCTTTTACTGCAGTTGTTTAAGTCATAACGCATTTGATTCTCATCAACTAGGGCCGATGCAATCATCGTGTCCACTATTTTACCGTTAATACTTAAACCTAATGCTCTGATCCAACATACGTCGTACATGGCGTTATGAAATATTTTGATAGAATCTGTGTTCAGAACTGATTGAAACCATTTTAAAACTTTGTTTCTATCCATGTTACCACCACCTTCGTGAGCAATTGGATAATAACCAGACCAACCTGATACAGCAACAGCCACACCCGTCACATCTCCTCTACCTACTACATTGCCTGATCCCATTTTTACAAGATCAGGGTCTTTAGTTTCTAAGTCAATTGCTATTTCTTCATGTTTCGATAGATCTGGAAAATCTTCTGGTGGCAGCCATTCTGTTTGTGGAGAGAATAAAGGTTTTTGTATCATTTAACAAAACCCCATGAATTCTTTTTTTCTTTTTTTATCTCTTTCACTTCTTCAGGATAATCTCTATCGATAGCCATGTCAATATAATGTTTTGCTTTTAATAAATCTTCTTTTTGATTTTTCTGTTTGTGCCTACATAAATATTTAATTGCGTTTCCTTCGGCAAATGGAATATTGTTTCTATTTATAAATTCGGATGGTTGAATAACCATAGATTTGTAGTGATCCCCGCCTACCTGTTTTTTATATATTCTATCACTCATTGTGTTACTTCCATGATCTCAATTCCTAATTGTTTTTGAGTTTCAGTTAAAACTCTATTAATTTTTCTAGCTTTTTTCCATGTTGCTTTTGTTTTTAAACGATAGGATGGAGTCTTTACATCTATTAATTTAATTTCTCCTGTAGGAGTGACAGCTACTAAATCAAATGGACACTGTGGGTCTACTGCTTTAGCAACGTGATAACCTTTACCTAATAAATCAACTATCATTTTATATTCTCCTATTGAACCTTTAATAGATTTAGGACTACTCATATTATAAATCCTTTATTGTATTGTTTTGGTTCTACTATGTGTAAGTTTTCTTTTGTTCGTGTTGCACCTACATAAAATAATCTATTTTCATCATCTGCATTTCTTTCATATGTTTCCATTGTTGTTTTAGTGAGATCAGTTAAAAGAACTACGTTTTGTGATTCACCACCTTTAGCAGCGTGAATTGTAGACAATTCTATTCTTGGTTTTTTATTTAACTGTTCACCATTAGCTCTCATTTTTCTTAAATATTCTACTCTTCTTGTTCCTGCATCGTCTAATGATTCATACCAAACTTTTTTAGTTTTTAATCCATATTCTTTTGTAAGTTGATCAATTCCGTAAAAAGATCCTTTAGTCATACCTCTTATTTTTTCTTTTTCCCAATGATTTGGTCCCATGTATTTAGAAATTTTTTCAATTTGTTTAAAAGATAATAACTGTCCTTGTCTTAAATGTTCCCAATCTGTTGCTGATTCTTGTAAATCTTTCTCATAATTACGTTTGTTTTTAGTCTCATAGTATAAACCTTTACGATATAAAGTATCTTCTATTTCTTTTAACATGTGTTTAGTTCTAGCTAAAACTAACCATTCACCTTTTGACATATCAACTGAATCAACATCAAAATGTCTATGCAGACTACCTTCATTAGTTTTAGGTTGCCAATCTTTATTTATTCTATTTCTAACTCTATTAATTATGTTCATAGCTAGTTTATGAACTTTCATTGGTATTCTATGTGATTGTATTAATGGAAGATTAATCATTTGATCTTTAAGTGCTATAAAAGAATCTACATCAGCACCAGCCCATTTAAATATTGCCTGGTCATCATCTCCAGCAATAAAAGTATCTTCTGTTTTATCCCAAATAGTTTTTGTCATATCCCATTGCATAAGAGATAAGTCTTGTGCTTCATCTATAAATACAACATCAAAGTTTGGAGATTTGTCTGACTTTATAAAATCTAATATCATGTCATTAAAATCTATTAAGTTATATTCTTTTTTATATCTTTTTAATTCGTTGTGAATAATATGTAGTTTATCTAATTCTAAATCTTGAGTATGCTCTCGTTTATTATATTGTTGTTCAGGTGTAATATTTCTTAATTGTGCTAATTGAATTATTTGTAAATACTCACTATCAGAAGTAAATATACCATGATCTTCTTGATGTTCTGCATAAGATACTGGAAATCCTAATTTTTTTCCAAGATCTTTATAGTGTCTTGCCTGCATGACTTGATCTTTTTTTAAACCAAGTTTTCTAAATGCTAATGAATGTAATGTTCTAAAGTATGGAAGATCATCTTCTGTATAGTTAAACTGCTTCATTGCTCTATCTCTAGCTTCAT